TTTTACAAATTTAGTTTGCTGTATCAAAGGTTGATTTGTGCGTTTTCCGTCTCTACCTACCAATCCTGATGCTTTAGCGTACGCCTCTGCACCTTTTTTTATGAATCCAAATGTATCACTATCAAAAAAACCTGTTATGTCAGACGTTAACTTTTCTCCTGCAGTCATACCTATAGCTCCTGTATCATCTAGTATATCCACAGTTTCATCAGTATAATTTAATGCTTCTGCAACCCAATCAACCCCTGTATCTATCCAACCAGTTACTGTATCCCAAAGACTCATAATTATGCTTCCCTAATCCAAGTTGCAAGCCAGTTACCAACACCTACACCTATAGCGTCTTTTTGCTCTTTATTATATATTTCTTTTGAATTAGCAAAATCTATAGCCATCACACCAATTTCATGTTGTCTCTGTAAGGCTGACTCTGACTTTTGAAAATTCCAAGTTGCATTGTCTCTATACTTTTGCCAAAGTTGAGCCAAAGCAGTTTGGGTCATATTGTATTGATTCTGTACATTTATTCTGTTGGTTTCGTTTTGTAACGCTGTCGCTGCAGTATTTATTTGCCGTCTCCACTGTGTGTTAGACTGATCTATTGCATATTTCATGTTAGCGTTAAACTTATCTCGTGCATCTCTCATGGATGCGTTAAATTGATTCATTGCATTTACTTCACCTGCATTAAACTGTTCTACTGCAGCTTTTCTATTTGCATTAGCTGTTTCAACTTGTGATCCGAGTTGTGCAAAAAACTCTTGCACTTGTGCTTCATTCTTTGCGTTAAACTCTCTTCTTGCGTTTTCTTCAGCAGAGTCTTTAAATAAAGCTTGAGTCAAAGCACTGTAACTTAACTCATTTGATTTTTGTTGTGCAGATAAATTAGCTGTGTCTACGGATAATAAAGTTTGTGCATTTGTAACTGCTCCTTGTAGTCTCGCAGATAAGTTTGCTTTATCCATCGCTGCAAAAGTAGCAGCGTTAGTTAATGCTGTTTGTTGTGCGTTGTTTAAATTTTGTAATTGTATGGTTGCGTATTTGTTTGCATCTTGAGTTGCTATAGCAATACCTGATTCCATCAGTGATTGAGTTATAGCTGCAGAAGCCATACTAGATGCACCAAGACCTCTTGCTTGCATAATTGCTCCAACCTTACGAACGGCAGGTGCAGCCCAAGCAGGCATCTCTCCACCTTCTTCTAGTGAAGATAATAATTCACCAAGTTGAAATTTTACAGTAGCTCTTTGATCTAATTCTTGTTGAGCAGGATCAGCGATAGCTTGTTGACTAACAGTGCCTTGAGGTATGTCAGATATAACGCCTTTTGGATCTGTTATCTGTGCTGTGTCTGCTTTAGTTATACTGGGAACATTTCTTTCAACACTTGCTATGTTGCCAACACCTTCTTGCCCAACTGGTTTTGCAGGTGTTATTGGTGTTATTGTGGGTGCAGTTGGTGCTGTTACATCTCCTGTAACAGTTGCCCCTTGTGTTGTTTGTATTTCATCATCTTTCACTGTGGGTAGCACTGGTGTGACTTTAGGCATTACACCCTCTTGTCCTCCTGCTAATTTACCTACCTCTTCTTTAAGTTGATCGTCAGTCAATATCGTAGTCATTATTTATCTCTGCTCAACATTTTATCTATTTTATCCTCTACCCTATGTAGTGCGGCCATGACTCTATCCATGTCATCTTTTACATCATCTTTACGTGCATACTCTTCACGTGTCTTGTTTAATAGTATCTGTAATCGTTTTACCTCTTGGAACATCTTGTTGAATGCCCAACCAAATGGTACTACAACCAATGTAAGGATAACGTTCCAAAATAACATTGCATCTATTTCCATGTTACGCTAGGTCTCCGTGTACTGTACACATTAATGTTTCAGCATCTTCATCTGAAGCATTATCTGGTCTATTAGTTGATATTCTGAAACTGCCTACTGCGTGTGCTGTATCATAGTCATTTTGATAACTTGAACAATACAAATTTTCAGTAGAAGAGGCATCTCTTTGTGTATGACTTCCTATTGAATAATCATTATTGTTCATATCATTGTTTATTGCAAAACTGTAGTCTCCAGTCCCATTATCAGTTGTACCACTTATATTAAAACTATCTCGTGTTGCAATAGTTCCTGTTCCATTTAAATTAACCCAAACCTTTGCTAACCCTTGTTGCAGATTAGTTGTTGCTCCTGTTGAACCACTTGATGTTACACCTGCTTCACCATGTACAGCAGTAGAGCCACTTGTTATTAATCTTGCTAAATCAGATGCTTTACTCATGCTAAGTCTCCGTGATATACTACACAAACAGGGTCATAATCTATCTTTGAGTCATTATCATTTCTGATAGTGGTATGTCTATTTGATGAAGTGGTCATGTTTGCTTTAGTGTCAATAGTAACAACTCCTTCATCTTCTCCAGAACCACCACCTGATGGATTTGATGTAGTCATTCCAGATGGAACATAAGTCGCATTACCCATATTACTTGATAAAGCTACACTTACATCACCTGTGCCATTATCTGTAATCCCACTACAATTTAGAGAATCAACTAATGCTGCTGTTCCTATTTGGTCTATGTTTGCCCAAACTTTAGCACTACCACCTGCAACAAAACTCGTAGCAATACTATTATTACTACTTGCATCTGTTAATGTGTTTACTCTTAATATACTAGCCATTATGCGAGGTCTCCTAAAGCTATAACACAAGTATCTTGTGTATCTGATGCACTTCCACTGGTATTTTGAGCAATTATATTAAAAGAACCTGTAGCAGGTAATCTTAAACCAACAACTCTGTTACCACCACTGTTTGAATTTTCACCTGCTGAACCTACTCTTGAATAATCATCATTACTCATTGCATTAGTAAAAGTAATAGTAAAATAGCCAGTGCCATTGTCTGTAAGTGAATTTACATTGAAACTGTCACGAGGTGATAAACTTCCTGCACTTCCATCAAAATTTACCCAAGATTTCGCCAATCCTTGTTGTAGGCTAGTTGTCGTTGAGTTTCCCTCACCTGTAACAAGTATAGAACCTGCTGTGGTTACACCTGTAAATTTATCTACTTTAAGTTCACTA